AAGTAGGTACTGAAATTTTTATTAAACGTGATGATCCAGATGGTGGTACTCCAACATATTTTACATCAAAAGATACAGTATCACCAACATCGGCAAATAATTTTGGATATACTGGTGATAATGTTGATGATAGCACTGTAACATTATCAGATGATGTTGAGGTATTAAAACTTTTATTATTTAATGGTTTAATAGATAAATATTATATTCAAAATACTAGCGGTAATTATTATGAAACAGATAATGTTTATAATATTACCGCCCAAACAATAACATGGAATAAAGTAGATTCTATACCATTAGATAAAAAAATACTAAGAACAATAACATCCGACGTAGATAGCAAATTAACTAGCTCTTCTCCTACTATAAGTGTAACAGAATATGAAGCTTTATTAGTTGCTAATGATTACAATTCATGGGCAGAACACAATAGTAGAAAAAGACATTTTGTTACACAATATATACATAAAAGTGGTACTAATTACTATATTTCGAATGACGGTGGTTATAATTGGAGAGAAATAGATAACTTAAATAAAGTTCATAATAATACAATTTATAGTTATGGAATATTTCACGATACAACTAAAAATATTTTAGATAGTGGAAGAACATTATTAACTACAGATGAATTAGATGATTTATTAAATAATGCTAAATATTCAGCTTCTCATAAAATTAGTACTGTTGAATTTTCTTTTGCTGACACTACTGAATATGATACTGCTGAACCATATATTGTCCAAGAAGCAGATAATACCATTCCAATTAATATAGCATCAGATTTTGATGTTGTATATATTAATATTGATGATAAATATTATTATCCCAATGATGATACTGCTTTAAATTGGACTGTGACATTAACTGAACCAACTGGAACTGGTAGAACAAAATATATAATTCAAAGCTCAACTCCATTTAAATCTCGTTTAATAAATGATGGAGATACAGCACTAGGAACATTGACAGGTGATTTAAATAGCCAATATGTTTCTCATAGATTATTGACAAATCAGCATTATTTGACAGATGGTAGTAATCATTATATACCACAACCTCTCGTTAATGAAGATTATAAAAATTATATTAATATGCCAGGAAAAGGTAAATTAGGTAAATATTGGAAATTAAGATATGTAGTTGATGCTCCAACACCAACTTTAACAGAAATAACAGTAAATGGCTCAGCAGCAAAACAAGCAATACGAGATATATTAGAAGGCAATGATAATGACATAAATAGATATCAGTATAATAAAGAACGTTTAACATTGACAAAAGAGGAACGTGATGTAATAGCAGGGGGAGAATTAGTAGCTATCACACAAAACAATTATATATCACACTCTGTTAAACCAAATTACAATTATATGTCAAATGATAACGGCTATAACTGGTTTAAAGTTCATAATGTTTCAGATTCATCTGTTAAACTCATACAATTAGAACAAGATAGAGATTATAATGGTAATGACATAGATTTAGGAAATATTTTATATAAAATATATACAGAAGATACTGGTTATGGAAGTTATGGAAGTTTTGATAATAAAGCATCAAATGAATTTTATATTAATGATAATGTATTTGATAATTATGAAGTTGAAAAATATGTAAGAGAAAATGGATATATACAACATACTGTCAGCAATGTAATATATACATTTGTTCCTGGAGAATATATAAATGAAAATTATAATTATTTCTCTGCTGATAATGAATATCCTGCTAAAAATACTTTGGGCAGAATATGGAATATACTTGGTATAACACCAAATGGTAATGGTGGTCTATATACTGATGCTGATACTACTAAATTTGATAAATTAAAAGAATTATTATATTCAAAAAATATTTTAGATATTGATTTAAATTCTAATGATTTTATAATAAACTTAAGCACAACAACCAATATATATTATCAAGCAACTGACAATAAATTTTATTATCCTGCTGATGCAACGGGTACTTCTTGGGTAAGAACTACTACAAGACCCGAAGATAAATTAGAATTCAGACTCGATTTTACACCACCAGATAATAGTGCCAATGATACTTTTAATAATGCTTTAATTAATAGTGCAACAACAACAATAACAATACAAGCAACTGAATATACCTCTATTAAAATAGATTTAGATTCAACAAGAAATGTATATTATAAGGTTGTAGATACGTCTGATACTTACTATTATATTCCTACTGATGAAAATAAACGAAGATGGTATGCTCAAAAAGATGTACCTATAAATTCATTAAGAATAGTACAAAATGGTGGTGTTACCAGTGATTCTCTTTCAAGTCAATTAATAGAAAGAACAAATACTAACATGAATATGAAAGGTACTAATCCTACAGTAACTTTATCATATGAAGAATATGCTTTATATGTTAAACCATCAATAATTGCTATTGACAAATATATACAAATAGGTAATAAATTTTATGTTCCTGGAAGATTAATAAATGATTATCAAGATAATTTTTATTTACCAGTACCATAAACTTATTGTCAATAATTACTTTTTTTAACATTAATTCTTGGATTATTTTTTTTCTTAGCAAAAACACCTGCGTCATATTTTTCATCATCATCATTATCAGTTACACCGAATCCTTCTAATTTTCTCTGGTCTTCTAAACTTTGCATATTCCACATTTCAGTACTACACATTTTAAAATGAACTTCTTTTGCTTTATACCAAAATACTTGGTCTTCTAATTTATTACTTTGAGTTTTACAGTCAATTACAAGACATTCATAGTTTTCTGTACATTGATTCATAACTTGATTAAATACTTCAAAATTAGCAAACATACCAGCATAATTATCGTAAATTTTTTGTCTTTCTTTAACAATATTATTTCTAAATATAAATACATAATCTAAATTATTACGCAATACAGGAGGTAATCCCATAGCATGTTGCATAGTAATTAAAAAGAATATTTTATAATGTCTTCCATTCATAAAAATAGAACGGATACTTTTATCATTTATCCATTTTTTATCATATAAACAATCATCTAAAATTAAAAAAGCACGATTATCTATTGTACTTTTACCATATTTAGATGATTCTATTTTTTTTTCTTTTGATATATTTATTTGTCTTTCCAAAAAAGTTTTGATTGTTTTTTCTTCTGGTTCATCATATAATAACATTTTTGGTATAAATTTCTCAAAATATCCATTCGCTTTTTCAGTAGGACTAATAACAATTCCTATAGGGATAGTGCGATGAAAACTAAGTATATCTTTCATACAATATGATTTACCTGTATTTCTTTTACCAATAAATACAACAACCGAATCACCGGCAATTTTAGAAGGATCGAATTTTTTCAATTCTAATTTCATTATTAATATTAATAAACATATAAAAAAAAAATATTTTTACTCGTTATAATAAGGGCTAAAACCTACTGTAATATCATTATCAGTAATATTTTTTAATAATTCTTGATTAAATTCTATTTTTTCACCTTTAATACCATCTCTATTATTTATATAATTTGTTTCTAAAATAACATATAATATAACAGTTGATATAATATATAATATAAATAAAATACCTATATTACCAAAATTAAATAGATTATATATTTTATTTTTCTTTTTACTACTATTATATTCTTTGATTTGTAATAATATAAATATAATAATGGTCATCGCAATAGAATAATAATAATACATCTTTCTTAAATTCTACTAATATAATTTATTTAACTCTTTTTCCTTTTTTCGCATTTATCCATATACTTTTCTTTTCAGTATTATCATAATTATCACTATCTGTTTCGCTTCCCGAAGATGATGATGTAGAATCATCTAAAAATCTATTTTTTTTTATCAAATTTTCATCAGTTTCGTCTTCTTCAGAATCATCACTTTCCTTATCACTTTCTGTATCGCTTTCTTTATCGCTTTCTTTATCGCTTTCTTTATCACTTTCTTTATCGCTTTCTTTATCACTTTCCTTATCACTTTCCTTATCGCTTTCCTTATCGCTTTCTTCTTTTACATCATCATCGCTTTCTTCTTTTACATCATCATCGGTATCTTTTTCAATTTCTTTAATTTCATTTTTATCTTTTTCAGTTTTTTTATTTTCTTTCTTATTTTCTTCTTCATCTTTTTTAACTTCTACTTCTACTTCTTCATCTTTTTTAACTTCTACTTCTTCATCTTCTACTTCAACTTCTTCATCTTCTACTTCAACTTCTTCATCTTCTACTTCAACTTCTTCATCTTCTACTTCAACTTCTTCATCTTCTACTTCAACTTCTTCTTGATAAATATTTTCTTCTTTTTTTGATTTTCTGTTTTCATCTATATAATCTATTCTATTATTAAAATTATTCTTTACTGAATTAATTATATTTCCAAATATACCAAATAAATTATTATTACCACTACTAACAACCTCACCTACAGATACTTCAACATTGCTAAATATTTCATCAATTGGTACACATTCATTTAAAGTATTTTTAATTATTTTTTTTACATTTTTTTCAATTATATTATAGTTATTTTGAATATCAATTTTAGGTATATCTTTTTTAAAAAATAAAAATGGATTTTTCCAAGCCCATGTACTTGAATTTATATAACATTTATGTACAAACTCATTAAAACTTGGATAATTAAAAGTATTATTTTCTATTTTTTTATTTAATTCCAATTGCTTAATTTTAATTGAAGTAATTATAGCTAAATTATAAATCTTATCTAATTTTTTATAATTACTATTTTTTACTATTTTTTCTACTATATTTTCAATTACACTACTATCCCAATCTTTTATTTTTAATAATTTTTTTTGAAATCCTTTTAATCCTTCTTCGTTTTCAACAGCATCATCGTGTAAATTATTAATTTTTTCAGATATTACAATACTAAATGATTTTTGTAAATGTTTTATATATTCTTTTTTAGCATCATTTAGAGCTTGCATAATAATTTAATAATAGTAATTATAAATTTCTTATATGTATTTATTTAATTGGATTAATTTGAATATTTAGTTCATTTGTTTTTAACGAATTCATTATAGAAGCATCAAGTCTTTCTTCATAAGCGTTATCTTGTATATTTTCTTTTGTAATAGATTGTTTAAAGAAATCATTTGGTTCTCTATCTTCATATATTCTACCAATATTACCATAATCGCTTCTATGTACTACATTTTTATCAACTTTCATATTAATATCACTTGAATCCAAGTTAATATTCATATTACCTGGATTTGGAGTATGACCTGCGGCAATAAGTATTTTTTCACGTGTATCATCTTGTGGTGCTTCATAATAAGATTGTCTATTTGATTGTCTATGATCATGAACAGATGATACATTATGTCTAGTTGGTTCTTGAATTGTAAATTCTCTATTAGTTTTATTAAGATCAACTTTTTTATTTAAATAACCACCTACTAAAGAATTTAGCAAACCACCAATGAAACCATATTGATTTTTAGATGTTATTGTAGTTTCCTTAACAGTTGTTTTAGCAACAATATCAGGATCATAAACATATGTATTATAAGTTGTTGGTCCAACGTTTCTTAAATTGTCTTTTATATTTACTGTTTCTTTAACTGTTGTTCTCATAACATCGTCATATGTATTGTAACCTTCTTCTACGGGTCCTTTTATATTACTAATTTGTGCGTCATGTATTGTAGTTTCTTTAACTGTTGTTTTAGCCATATCATTTAATGCTGAATAAGTTTCATCAGCACCTTTTAAATTAGTGTTTTGACTATCATGTATTGTTGTTTCTTTTACAGTAGTTTTTGCCATATCATTTAAAGCTGAATAACTTTCATCAGTACCTTTTAAATTACTATTTTGAGTATCATGTATTGTTGTTTCCTTAACTGTAGTTTTATTAACATAATTTACAGGGTCATAAACAGTTTGTTTATCAACTTCCCCTTTAATATTACCACCCAATTCTCTTGCAGAATCAATAGTATATAGTTTTTTAGTTAGTTTTATACCATCCATAATAGGAGATATAATAGATTTAACAATAGAAGTTGGATTATTCATAACAGTTTTACATTCTGTTGTTTGTCTTTCATTATCATAAACTGTTATTGTATTTTTACTATATTCGTCTTTTTCTCCTAAACCACCTTCCGCTAATTTTATAGCACCTTTGTATTCTACGTGAGAATCTTGTTTATTAGTAGCTTTTACATTTTCAATTGGTCTTTCAGAATCTTTAAGGACAGCACCAGTAGTTTTAAACCAATTTTCATAATTTTTTTCATAAACAGTTTCTGGTTTATTTTTAGAAGGTGCTTCTACTATTCCGCGTTTATTGATAGTGTGTTGTGGTGCTTGATAATCTATTTTAAAAGTTTTTTCTTTTTCATTTATTTTTGTACGTAAATCTTCTATTTTTTTAGGCAATGAATAAATAGTTGTATTATAATCATGAAACCCACCTGTTCCAGTATTTTCGTAACCATTATTAAGTCCTGGACCTACTCTAACTTGGTCAATAGGAAATACATTATTATTTAAAGAACCTAAGCTTTGATTAGTTCTATCTCTTAAAAATTCTGATTCAAATTTGGAACCATTTATAACATCTACATTGTTTTCTGGTCTAAAAAAACTACTTCTTTCTGTTTCTTTTTTATTATTATATAATTTGTCTATTCTGTTTTTCTCATTATCTATAACGTAATTATCAAGATTTGTATTTTGTGTAATATTACCTTTTATATAAGGGTCCATATTATTGTGAGCATAATCTTCAGTTGTCATAATTTCACCTGTTAAAGAAGAAAAACCATCATCTAAACTGGTATATTTATCTTTAGATGCTAAAGTAGATAGATTTGTGTATTGTTTAGACATTAATAATTCTTTATTTTTAATTTGTTCCCAAGTACTATAAGTTTGAGGTATATATGTATTAATTTTTTCTATTCCCATTATATTCTATTAAGAATTTATAAATTACTTTTAATATATATAAGAATTTGTATAATTCTTTAAGTAAATGATACTTATTTATAGCAATCAATGTAAGCATTGTAATATACTAATAGAAACAATAAATAAGCACGATACCAATAACAATGTTAAAAAAATATCAGTTGATACTTTAAGAATAAATGGTTATAATATTGATTCAATGATACATTCTGTTCCTGCTTTAGTATTACTACAAAAAGATAAAGATGAAATAGAACAAATTTTGTATGGTAAACAAGTATTTGATCATTTATTATTACCAAATAGAGGAGTATTATTTACACAAGATAATAATACAAGACTTAATAAAGTAGAAAAAGACCATCTTGATAAAAATAATATAAATAGCGATGATAATATAATTAATATTGATCCAATGGCTTTTACATTAAAAACAAGTTTATCAGATAATTTTTCATTAATTGACGAAGAAGCTGATAATTTATTAACTGATAAAAATTATAATTGGGATTTAATTACAAATGATAATAACATAACTAATATGGAAGCAGTTACTAATGATACTGTATTAAATCCTGTATCATCTGTAAATGATAAAAATGAAAAAAATTTACCAAGTATAGAAGAATTATTATCAAAAAGACAAAAAGATATACTGTAAAAAATACATATAAGGAATTACAAAAATTTATAATATAGATTTTATGACTAAATTATATATATTGAATGAATATTATGTAGATTTAATAAAAAAATTAAAAACTGTTACAAAAAAACACAAAGATAAAAGCACAACAGCTAAAAAAGTTTTTAATATTATTAAAAATAACTATTTAACAATAGATAAAAATAGTGATCAATATTTGATATTCTTAAAAGAAAATTTAACAGAGGATTTATATAAATCTTATAAAAATTTATCATTATCAGTAGATAAACCGAATGAAGAAGGCGAAGAAAAACAATCAGCTAATGATATAAATAAAGAAAAAATAACTAACTGGTTAAAAGATAACAATGAATTAAATTTATTCGAAGGAATAACTTTAGGAGATATAACTAAGATTTTAAGAAACGAATATTTAAGTCATCATTATTTATCTGTATTTATCATTTTTAGCAAAGAAGAATTAACAGATGAACAAGCTGAAAAATTATTAGAATTATTAAATAAAGATAATTATACTGAAGAAGATGTTAATGAATTAGAGGATACTGAAGATTATTATAAAACAATATTACAAAATTTATTATTAATTAAAAATATTAAAATCAAAAGTTCAATCGATATGAATATGGGTGGTATGGAAAATACTACTTTAGGAAAACTAGCTAAAGAAATATTAGAAGATGTTGATATTAATAAATTACAAAAGTCCGTAGATAAAAACGGTGATGTATTAAAAAGTCTTGGTGATCCAGATAGTGGTTTCGGTGATATAATTTCTAATGTTAGTCAAAAAATGGCAACTAAACTATCTAATGGCGAATTAAATCAACAAAATTTAATGCAAGATGCTATGAAATTTGCAAGTATGATGCCTGGTATGTTTGGTCAAAATCAAGGAGGTAGAAAAGAAGGAGGAGGAGGTCCAAATATGGCTAATATGATGGGTATGTTTGCTGATATGATGAATAATAATGGCGATGATATGCCTAATTTAAATAATTTAAAGAAAGCGGCTAAATCGAATAACACATCTTTTAACGAGCCGGGTTATAGAAAGGTAGCTGCTCAAAAAAAACTTAAGAAAAAATTAGCTGAAAAAAATAAAAAGTAATAATTTTTATTTTTTTATATAATAGAGATAATAAATTATTATGTTTTGGACTCATAATATAAATGAATTACTAAAACCAGAATTAATTTTAAATAATAATATGTCTAATGATGAAAAATTAAATGCTGTAATGAGATTTATAATATTTTTTGGTATTATTATATCTTTAATATCAAATAATTATAAAATTATGATTTTTGTTTTCATATTATTATTTGTTTCTATATTGATTTATAATTATAATTTAGATGTTAATAAAATAAAAGAACTTTTTTTAAATAATAACAAACTTATAACTATTAATAGCGGTATTTGTAATATGCCGACAGAAGAAAATCCTCTTATGAATAATAATCTATATGATAATAAAACAGTGAAAAATAATTATCCTTCTTGTGATTTATCAAATGAAAAAATAAAAAAACGTGTTACGGATATATTAAATAATTCTTTATATCACGATACTGATAATATTTATAATAAAAATAATTTAGATTATATATTATATACAGTTCCTTCATCAACTTCTTCAAATGAACAAACAACTTTTGCTGAATGGTTATACAAAGATTTTAAGACTTGTAAAGAAGATGGTGGTATAGAATGTATGAATAATATATATTATGATTTAAGACAAGGTTAATTTATATAAATATAAAAAGTATATATTTATTAGACATATGGCTAATTTTTCTGAATCTATAACCTTTTCTAAAAATAATTTAGAAAATAATCAAAATATAACTAAAAAAATTGATTATAAATGTAGTATAACTTTAGATAAACAAGTATATTCTACATCTTACAATAATAGTATAAATAATAATATATTAAATGAAAATTTTAATAAATTATATAAAAATGGAGACAAAATATATGAAAAAATAGGTAATAGTCAAAATAAAAATTCTTGGAATGTCAAAGAATTTTTAAATACAAATTTAGAAAAAGAATATAAAGAATCTTATATTAATAATGATTTTAAAGATATATTAGTAAATGCTGTCTATAATATAGATAATAATGATTTAATTACTAATGAATTTAAGAAAGATATAACAACTAAATTACTTAAATAATATTTTTTATTTAAAAAAAATGATTATTTTTATTTTATTTTAAATTATAAAAAATATGTCACAAGAAATCAATTTATCATTATGCTGTCCTATCACTCATAATATTATGATTGACCCATATATTGATAATGAAGGGAATTCTTATGAATATGAAGCAATTATTAGATGGCTACAATCAAATAATACATCACCAATTACAAGAAATTATTTAGATATCGGTCATTTAAAACCAAATAGAGCGTTAAAAGATATTATTAATTCTTCTAATCTAAATACACAACAAGTAAATGATAATAATGTAAATGCTAGTGATTATAAAATTGAGAGCGAATTATTATCAATTTCACATTCAAAATATTATAAAGATAATATAACTTATGTTAATTTAAATATTACACCAATTGAAGGTGAGAAAACAGCACCAATTGATATTGTTGCTATTATTGATATATCAGGTTCAATGAGTTCTCCAGCATATGTTCAACAAGAAGGTAAAAATGTTGATGTAGGTTATTCTATTTTAGATATTACTAAACATTCTTTAAGGATGATTTTAAAATCATTGAAACCGTGTGATCGTTTATCTTTAATTGCTTTTTCAACAGATTCTGAAGTATTATGTAATTTGATTTATATTACAGATGATAATATTAGATATATTGATAAACTAATTAATGACCTATTTACAAAAGGTGCTACAAATATTTGGGCAGGTCTAAATGAAGGTTTAAAACAATTTGAAAAATTTTCATTACCTAATCGTATTAATACAATTATGTTTCTAACTGATGGTGTTCCTAGTGAACATTTATTACCTAATAGAGGGATTATTAATACATTAGAAAGACGTATTGCTAATCTTAAAAAAGAAAATAAGATAGTTCCAAATATTTATACTTATGGTTTTGGTTATAATTTAGATACTGAACTATTAGTTGATATTGCTAAAATTGGTAGAGGTAACTTTTCATTTATTCCTGATTCAGGTTTTGTTGGAACTGTATTTATTAATTCATTAGCTTATATTAAATTAACAATTTGTAATTATGCTTCAATTAATTACAATAATATAGATATCAAAACAATTCATTATGGTCATACATTAAGTTATTTATTTGAATTTGAAGAAAATGATATAAATAATGTAAAATTAACTTTAAATTATACTACAATTAATAATGAAAATTATTATATTAATTATAATTTAGACATTTCAAATTGTTTTAGTCTTATTCCCGAAAATGAGTTCAATGAAATATTATGTAGAGAAAAACTAATTAAAGAATTAGATACTGATAATTTAAATACATTAAAAATAAATATTAGTAATTATGCTAAAAATTATAATAATTATAATAATGAAATCATAAATGATTTTAAAGAACAAATTAGTATGGCAATTACTAATGACTATTATAATAAATGGGGAAAGAATTATATATATTCATTTAAAGAAACACATAAAGATAAAAGATGTAACAATTTTAAAGATAAAAGTATCAAAAAATATGGAGGGGTATTATTTAATAAAATTATAGATGATTTAAATGATATATATGATAATTTACCAGCACCTGTTCCATCTAATATATTATCAAATATAGATTCTATAATTAATTCAGGTAGAAGTTCTCCAATTTATAATCAAATTAATTTTTCACAATCATTTAATTCACAAGATAATGCTTGTTTTCATAAAAATACAGAAATTTTAATGAAAGATTATACAACAAAAAAAATTAATAATATTGTAAAAGGCGATGAATTACTTGATATGAATAATAATGTGTCTAAAGTCATTTGTGTTATCAAAATGAAATGTAAAAATAATAAATGTTATTTTACGAAAATTAATAATTTATTAATTACACCTTATCATCCAGTAGTAAATACTAAATATCCGTCATCAATAGGTAAAAAAAATTGTGAATGGGTATTTCCTTATATAATAGGTGAAACATATGTAATAAATACTGATTATATTTATAATTTAGTTTTAGATAATAATCATAATATTATATGTGATAATACTGTATGTGTAACATTAGGACATAACTTTAATAATAACCATGTAATTACACACGATTATTTTGGAAGTAATAAAGTAATTAATGATTTAGAAAAAATGGATGGTTACGAAGATGGTTTAGTTCTATTAACAGGTAATTATATTCAAAGAGATAATTTATCAGGAAGAGTAATTAAATTTATTTATAATTAATTTATCTAAATATTTTTTATATATATTAGTTATAGATATAAATATGAATAATAAGGCTATTATTGAATATAATATGGATACTAATATATGCTCTGATACTTGTTGGAAAAATACTAAAGAAACTAATAATAAAGAAATATATGATTATAGTATATTTAATCAATACTGTGAATATGATGATAAATGTGCGATGCCTGATTTTTATTTAGACCATCCTAATTTAACAACAAGAAATGGTTATGGATTAACAGATACATTTAATGTTAATAATTATTCGGCTTTAAGAAATGATCCAAAAAGTATAACACACGATAAATGTACTATACAATTATTTGAAAGAGTATTTCAAGCTCCTCCTTTATTAAAAGGTGCTGAAGGTGATTTAGAAAAAGAATTAGATGTATTAAGTGGTAATGATACGAATACAATGGGATGTAAAAAATCATTAATGGAATTTGAACAACGTTTAGGGTATCCTTTAGTAGATTGTTTAAAAGATATACAAAATCCTGATAATATAGTGCCACATTGGACAAATGGGGGAGAAGATACACGATCTTACAAAAATAGAAGTGAATTTAATAAAATATTTAATAATTGTTAAATTAATTTTTTTATAATCTTATATTAGTGATGAGTTTTAATAGAACTAAATATGATACTTGTAATTATAAACAAGACTTACAAGAAAATGTTAGTACTTTAAGTTATATAATGACCCCTTTTAGATATGAAAATGAAAATAAATGTCGTCATCAATTAGGTTTTATTGGAGGAACAAATGTTTCACATATTAAAGGTAATATAGTAGATTTAGAAAGTGAATTAAGAGGTCAAACAAGAGTAATATCTAAATGTGGAACTAATTATTATATACCTACTGACGATAATATTGTCAAAAATGATAAAACAGAACCGATTGATACAACATTAAAACATTTAGGAAGTTGTCAGTCAATAATGTATAGATCTATACCTTTACCTCCTAAAATGAATTTTAATAAGTGTTAATTTGATTTTTTTTATATTATTTTATATTAGATAATAATATATATGACTACAAATCATCAACCAACAGATACTAGATTAAATTATGATGAAGGTACATATGAAGAAAAACTTAAAAGAACAGTAGCACCTGGTGTTTATTATTTAAATACACCATATAATGACTGTAAATATACTGAACATAATTTACCCGCTGATCCTGCTGTTAGATTTCAAAATTATGGTCACAGTATGTGTTCTATGAAAACAGCAGTAGATGATTCAAGTGAATTAAGAGGTTTAAATTACAAAAATTCTAAATGTAATACTGATGGATATTTACCAAATTCTTATACTAAATCAAGCGAATGTGATATCAAATATGATAATAAATTAAGACAGTTCTTTACACCTCAAGAATCTACAAGATTATCTAACCCTGTTAATACCTTAAAGGGAACAGGTATTAATCGTTGGGAATGGTTAACAAATAATCCTCAAAACTTTGCTTTAGAACAATTCAACAGAGTTCCTACTAATTATAGAATGGTAGCTAAAGATAATCACGTTCCATTAATTGAAATACCGCAAAATGATGATAATGTTAGACCAAATGTTTCAAATAGTAAAGTAAATCCAAGTGATAATATACATAATTGGGCAAAAGGATTAGCAACACACAGATATGCTCCAGGATATCCAGATGGTGCTGTAAATTATAATATAGCTTGTAAATAATTTAAGAATAATAAATAGATATATTTATATACCAAAAGATAAAGAGGGAATATTAAATTTATCTAAAAATAATGATTTAATATTTTTGAAAAAACTTATATAAAACCTGATTAAAATTATTAGATACTGGTTTAATAATAAAACTATATTATTGGGATAATATATTATAAATAATACTTTTATTTATATAATTATAGCTGATTTATCTCATATAAATTATATAGATAGTAATAGTATAAATATAGATAATTATATATTTGATTTTATTAATAATTTAGGTCTTTTTAATAAAATTATAAATTTTACGAGAAAAGACTTCAATAATATTAAAAAAAAATATATATGAACCGTTTCTTTTTATTAAAACGTCTTTATCGTTTTGTCTTTCATTAACAAATATATATTTCACATTTTTATACATTCTTACAAATTCTAATACAGACATGCCTTTACCAGTTCCAACATTTTCTATATTATTACTATTACTATCTATATAATTTATATGTTCTTTTACTAAGTCTTCAATATGTATATAATCCCTAACACAAGTACCATCATTTGTATCATAATTATGACCATATATTTGAAAAGGTTTAGTGTTATTAATTAATAAATAGTGTTGAATTTTAAAGAAAATACTATTATTATTTCTTATAAAAGGTGTAATGTCTTTATTAATAGTAAAACCATATACATTGAAATATCTTAAGATTGTGTAATTACATTTGCTATTTGTTTTATAATAATCTTCAATAATTTCTTCACAAATTATTTTAGTTTTATAATAAGGATTATGCGAAGATTTAATATCTATTAATGACATATCATTATTTAATATAGAGGCCGTTGAAGAATAAATTAAATTTTTAATTTTATATTTATCAATTAATTTTAATATATTAATTAAAATTGAAATATTATTATCATAATATTTCAATGGTTCATTAATAGATTCTTCTTTATCATTAAAAGATGCTAAATGAATTATAGTTTTAATATTTTTATTGAAACAAAAATCATCTAATTTATTGTAATTTTTAATATCAAATTTATTATAATCGATACCATAAACAATATATTTATTTGAAATTAAATAATCATATATATGAGAACCAATATAGCCTTTGTAACCAGTTATTAAAACAGACATTTTATTTATTTAGTAATAAATATTTAAATAAAAAAGAGTACATGTTTAATAAAATTTAAAAAAATTTAAAATCTTTTTAAAAATTTTAAAAAATTATAAACATGTACTCTTTTTATTTTAAAGTAAAAAATATATACACACAATATATATTAGACAAATACATATAACACTTAATTATATCTTTTTCCATTCGAGCATCGCCCTCTTGATAGACAAGGCCTTTGTCATTTCAGGGAACTCCTTTTGATAAATGATAGATCTAGTGTGTATAAATTTACGCATTTGCTTTTCTTTTTTTAGTTCACCAATAGCAAATTTCATACATTTGCTTTTGGTGAAATTGGGATTTTCAATCTGAATGGCGTTCGATGTCCACTTGAGAAAGTTGCGTTCGTTGAGAGGCATTTGTTAATAAAAATAAATAATAAACTTGTCAATTTTTTTAATTAAAACTATAAATTAAAACATTTTTATTATATAGTAATATGAAAAAAATTATATGTTTAAGTGATATATTTTGTTTTAAAGAAAAAACTAAGAGACAAACTGATTTTATTTTATTTATAATAAAATTGATAATAATATTATTACCTATAGTTGTCGGAACATCTATGGGAATCATATATGGGAAAAAATGGGGCGAAGAAAAATATAAAAATCTTAAAAAACCTCCATTATATCCTCCTAATTACGTTTTTAGTATTGTTTGGCCAATATTATATATTATGATTGGTTTTACATATTATTATATATTATATGATATGAATTTAAATATAAATTCTAATATCATAACAAGTACGAGATATGTAAAATCCTTATACTTAATTATACCAACATTAGCATTAATATTTAATTTTGCTTATATACCAGTTTTTTTCAGTGAAAATGGTTTATTTAATGGCTTAGTTATTATAATCTTGGCTTTATTATTTGCTGTTTTAACAGTTATACAAACAATGGTATTATATTGGGGTAGTTTTTTTAATTCTTATAGGATAATTATAGTATTAATAGGATTAATTCCTTATATAGCTTGGTTATGTTTTGCTACATATTTATCTTATAATTTATATGTATTAAATAAAAAAGAGTACATGTTTAATGAAAATTATAAAAATTTAAAAAGTTTTGCGAAATAAAAATAAAATTATAAACATGTACTCTTTATAAATTATTTAAAATTTACTATTATATTATATATCAATGATACTTATTTTATTTTTATTAAATTTATTATCACCAATAACATCACTATTACTATATTCTTCTATAAATTTAAAAACGTTACATTGGGATAATATTTTTAATAATTTATATAATAACAAATATTACAGTACATCATATAATTATAAATATTATAATAAAAAATTATTATTACAGAGGAAAGAAAATAATATAGAACATTATATCTATGATAACAATATATTAAACTTAAGTAATAAAATATATGATATTGGTAATAATAACAAAATATATTTACTTAACAATGACATTAAAGTAAATGTTAAAGAAAATGTAGATAATAAATATAATTTATGTATTATACATCCTTATAATCAGGAATGTCTATTGGATATAAATATAAATTATTGTAACAAAACTAAAAAATTAAGTAATATTATATTTAAAAAAAATAGTATAGAAAAAAGCAATTATTATTGGAAAAATAACTACATAAATATAGAAAATAGTACTAATACGATAAATCCTTTTTTATTTGGTAGTAATACTAAATTAGAATATCCTTTAAAATTAAACAAATATAAAAATAAAGATTGTTTATATAATAAAAAATTTCCATATTTATATGAAAATATTGAAAATAAAAATAATATATTAGTTAATTACAGTGGAATATTATTAAATATACCTGAAAATAATATTGAGAATGATATAAATATTAATTTAAAATGGAAATTTAAAAATGAATTTAAATATAATATTTTAGATATTAAATATAATAATAGTTATTTAAGTTATATAAATTATTTTAACTATATTTAAAATATATTATAATAATTAGAAATGCCTCGTAAAAAAGTTGAAAATAAAAAAGAAACTAAAACTACAAAAACAACTGCAAGAACATCTAAACCTACCCCAAAAACAACTCCAAAAACCTCTAAAACTACTACTAAACCTAAACCTACTAAAACTACTAGAAGTAAAAGAGGAGGAGGATTTTTTGATGATCTTTTAGGAAAGAAAAAAGAAGAACAACCTCAACCAGCACAACCTCAACTAGAACAACCTCAACCAGTACAACCTCAACCAGGACAACCTCAATCAGGACAACCTCAACCAGCGCAAACCGAACCAGAACCGAAATTAAGTAAAGATAATGATTCTATGTCAAAAACTTTAACAAAAAAAAATACTAATATAACAGCACAAAGAGTAGGTAATCCAGGTTCTATTTATTTAAAATTTAAATTATATAAGAATGATTGTTTATTGACAACTCCGGGTAGTTTAATTTATATGAGAGGTACTGTTGATAAAGGAAGTGTTAAATTTGATGGTATAGGAAAGGCATTTTGGAGAAGTTTAAGTGGTCAAGATGCTTTATTGACAAGTTATAATGGTTGTGAAAAAGGAGGGGAAATAGCATTAGGTATAGATATTCCAAATGATGTATTAGAATTAACAATAAATCCAACGGAGGAATGGGTAATATCAAGAGGTTCATATTTATGTAGTACAGGAAATATTAATATTAGTTCTATAACAAAATCACAAGGTGTTTTTGGATTATTTGGTAGTGGTGAAGGATTTATATTGCCTTTGATACAAACTAATGATACATCTGGTAAATTTTGGTTAACATGTTATGGAACATTTGAAAAAATAGAATTAAAAGATAAAGAAGAAATTATTATAGATAATGGTTACTTTTTAGCATGTAATAAAAAAATGGATTATACTATTGAGAAACTTGGTAAAACAATGACAAGTAGCTTCTTCGGTGGGGAAGGATATGGTATGAAATTTATAGGGCCTGGAACTATTTATACACAAAGTAAAAATTTATCTAATTTTATGGGAATAATAAGCAATAAGATTAATTAATCAATAAATATTTAATAGCATCTATATATTCTAATATTTCATTATTTTCATCTTCTTTTTTCATGATATAATTTGATATTCTATTTAAATAAATATTTACTAAAACATTTTTATCTAATTTATTAAAAATATTATATTCAATTATTTTTTTATTTGTATCATATTTTATTGATAGTTCTTCAATATTATCAATAGATATATCATAATTATTATATATAATGCTCATAATATTTGTATTAATAAAAATAAAAATAATAATTTAATCATTTTTTGCAATTACAACTTTTCATTTTAGTTTTAGTAGTTTTAGTTTTAGTAGTTTTAGTTTTAGTAGTTTTAGTTTTAGTAGTTTTAGGTTTAGTAGTTTTAGGTTTAGTAGTTTTAGGTTTAGTAGTTTTAGGTTTAGTAGTTTTAGGTTTAGTAGTTTTAGGTTTAGTAGTTTTAGTTTTAGGTTTAGTAGTTTTAGTAGTTTTAGTAGTTTTAGTTTTAGTTTTAGGTTTTATTTTATTTACTTTTTTAATTACACTTTTGTATTTTCTACCACCAGTAATAGATGATTTTGTACTGGATATTTGATCATCTATTTGATATTCAGTATCACTCATTACTTCTTGTAACATACTTCTTAGAGCAGATTCGCCATTTAGAGAATCGCCTCCCTTATCAGTATATTGAAGGGCATCTATATTAGCATTAGTACTATAAGTAGATATAATATCATTTATACTACATTGACTCATAGCTTCAATTTCATCTATTGTAGTTAATTTTGTAGCATCAGCCAAAGTAAGTGGAGTTTGTGTATTTGTAGCATCTGTAAAATAACCTCCCTTTATTTTTCTCATATTATTCTAATTATTTAAAAGATATTATACCATGCTATCATACATTTTTGGCTGATAAGTTTTATAATACCATAATTGTTTTTCTCTATCTGCTGTTGTTTCATATGACAATGATGATGGTTCTAAAGGTACTGATACATATTTATCTTCGGTTGTAGAAGGAGGATAAATAATTTGAGGCATTTTTTCTCCAATTTTTTTGCCGGGAATATAAGTTGGTACAGTAGGAAACATTCTTGGTTGATTATTAATATTATGATAACTATGCCCGGTTGTTTCAAGCATTTTTGAAATTTCGTTTACAACATTATTATATAAATTTTCATTATAATTAAAATTACAACCTTCATTATAAATTGGTTTAACTATATAAGAAGGCCATGAAGAGTTTTTATCAAAAACAGGAACCATTAAAAGTGATGGTAAATTACCACAATCAACAGGATTATAAGTTGGAGATGGTTGAGGTGTATTAGTAGTACTATTTGAATTAGATGTGTCCATATTATTAATATAAATATATATATGTATTATTTTTATATTCTTTTTTTAAATAAAAAATGATATAAAATTAATTTAATATCATTATTATAGACACGTTACAGTTCCAAATGCAAAATAATTACAATTCCACACCTATTACTTTAGACAATATCATTAACGAATGTTACAATGATTATAATGAATCAATTAATGAAGATAAAGAATATTCTAAATCTTTGATTAAAGTATTAAAAAAACATAATTATTGGCCTGCCTTACAAGTAAAAAAATTTAAAGGTATTAAAAATTTAGTATTACTACATAATACATATATTAGAGAAGATGTTGATGAATATAAAGAATTATATAATAATTGTCGAAGTATTATTTTAGATTTTGAAGGTCCTGAAAAAAATAAGAATATAGTTGTATCGTATTCCAACAGTATTCCTGTTAGATTTAATCAGTCTGAATATGATACTAATTATAATCAAACAGACGAATTATATGAAGCATATGACGGAACTGCTATTACATGTTATTATTATAATAATAAATGGCATTTTGGAACTACAAGCTGTCCTGATATTAATACATCATGGTATTCGCATCCTACTAAAACACACGGTAAAATGCTTGATGAAACGTTATGTGAATTACTAAATATTGAAGATGAATTAGTTGTAAGAAGTAAATTTTGTGAATTACTTATTAAAGAAGTTTGTTATCTATTTATTCTTATTCATCATGAAAATAAACATATTATTGATTATACAAGTTTATTAGGAGAAAATTATAAAAAAATTGTTCATATTGATTCTAAAAAGATTTCTACACACGAAAATGTAAATGATTATAATTATCTAAGCAATTATAATATTACATATCCGCGTAAATTCTCTAATTTAGAAGAAGCTAAAGAACATATTAATAATCCTACCAATAATAGTTATGGATATATTATCAAAAGAATGTTAAATAATAATAATTATTCTATCGCAAAAGTTTCACCTGAAAATGTCAAATATAGAGAAGATACAGACCCTTGTAATCCTAATCCCTGGTATAATATTTTATCAACATATATGAAAAATCGCGTTGATTATCATATTAATGATTATATTAGAGATTATAATCCAAATATTAGTAAATTGTATGATACAAATGGTAAAGAAATTGATCCCACCTATTTAATTCATACATGTATTTGTACTATTAAAGATATTATTTATAAGTTATATAGTGCTACTACAACATATAACAATAAAAAAAATCTATTTAAAATGAATAAAGAAATTGATAAAGAACTCGCACCACTTATCAGATTTCATCTTGCCAAACTACGCAAAAGACAAGTTACAGTATATGTAGGTAATAATCTAAGTTCTCGCGATGTATATTATTACTTATGTCACTGTTTAAGACCAAATGATTTAAAACAAATTATGTACCTATTAATTACAACAAGTGGTTACGATATTTCAGAAAGGTCACTAATGTGTCTTGTTACACTAAATAATTTACTAAATGCTTAATAAAACTAAATTACAAAAAAAAATATTATTTTTATTATATAATTAAATTTTTACAATTATTTATAGAATGAATATTAGAAATGACATCATTTGCCATTTTATGATATTTTATATGATCATTATGAAGATGACTTTCAAAATCTGAACAACCAATAACAAAAGGATATGTAAATATATATGTATTTGAACATATAAACAATATATTATCAGCACAACACCAAGAACTAATTGATAAATCATATTCGTCATTTTCTAATACAAATTTATCCAGTATTTTTTTTGCTCCTTCTCTTGTTAATAAATAGTAACCCGCACTTGGATAACCTTCTGTTCTTTTTATTATTAAATTTTTTTTTTTTAGAAATTCTTCATTATACATTTTCATTATAAAAGGATGAGAGTTATTATATATTTGTAACATTTCAATCGTTTCACTATTACTATTTTGTTCAATAATATTTAATAATTTATTATCATCTATATTTTCAACATACATATCATCTTCTGAAATAATAAAATATTCATCACCGCAATCATATCCCGCTTTAATTGCTTTGAGATGTGAAATGATAGTGGCATATTCAGCAGGAGAACTATTTGCTTCTTTATTTTTAATAATTTTAGAAAAATCAATATCTTTAGGAGTTAATGCTGATATTCTATAATTTTCTATATTTAAGTTATTAAATTGTTTTTCCATAAATTCCTTTCTTTTAACTGAGCTATCGATATTAATCCAATAATATTTCATTAACTATATTTATAATAGTATGTTTATATCAATTATTTTTTAATGTATTTTTTAATATTATAATAGAATGTTTAAAAGTTAAATATTCTATTGTTTCATTAAAATAGATAGATATCATTGGAGCATTTTTATAATATTTTGCTGTTATTTTTATTATATTTTTAGTATCTGACAAATAATTTATATCAGTTATTAATTGTTTAAAAGATATTTTATTATTATAATTTATTATAATATAATACTCATTATTTTCTTTAATAATATTTAAAATCGTTTTTTTATCACTTATAATATTATCACAACCAATTGAAACAATAGATTCATAAATAACAATAGCATTTTCAGGAATACTATTATAAATATTAGGCCAAGATTTTGATTTAAATAATGTTTTATTCATAATAAAAAAAATAAATAATAGTATAAATCATTTTTTTATATTTTTTTGAAAATTATATATCTATTTAAGAATGAAAACTGTTTTTGTATAGTATCCTTATCTAATTCTACTATATCTTGTTCTAATCTTGATAGTGAATTATCTTTATTTATAGAATTTTTAATATCATTAAAATCTTTTTCAAATGAATTGGATTCTACAAATTCTAAATTAAATTCTCCAGCTTTTTCTATTAGTAATTCTAAATTTACAATATATTCCGGAATTATTTTTTGTGTATTTTCTATATATACCCCTATCTTTTTACCATATCTATTATCAACGCCATATTCTAAATAATTTTTAGTAATCGCCCATGTTATTACATCTGTATCATCTAATTTTTTAACGCCTTTTAATACATTGGTACTATTTGTATTAAACATTTTATCAATTATGTTACCGTCCATAAATGTTGCGAAAAATATACCACCTTGTTTAAGATTATTCGCAACATTACTAAAGAAACCATTTAATTTAGTTTCTGATTCAAAGAAATAGTGAATGGCAAATTGACAACTACATACAGAAAATTTAGTTTCACCTTTACCAGAAATATGACGTAAATGATAATCGTTACTATAGTTTCTATTCATAACTATATTTAATATATTATAACTTTCTTCATCATTAACAACTTTAGCAGCATTACCATTATTAATAGATTCAGAACAATCGCCTACAGCAAATACAATATCAGGGAAATAATTTTTCTCATCTTTTGCGAATTTTCTGCTTTGATTTTTCTTTTTTAACAATCTTGAATAACCACCACTACGAGGATTATAAATATTTTGTTTAACTAAATCTATAGATAATATAAATGAATATTGATATTCTATCCATCTATTCATATCACCCCCTTCACCACCACATAATTCTAATAAAGAACTTCTGTCTTTCGAAAATTCATATAATTTCTTTTTAATTGCTTGATTATGAAAGTTTAACATATGAACCGATAATAATGAATCTCTTGGAATATTTCTACTATAATAAACATCATCTGTTTCCAATATTTTATCAGTATCATATATATCTCCTGAATTTATACTTTCATTTCCAATTATCATAGCATTTGTAATACAATTATGAATAGATCTCCAAATATTTATAGCAATATTTAAATCATTCATTGTTTTACTTATTTCACCATTTCTATATAATCTTGTTTTATCATCGCGAATACGTAAAGGATTCCATCTATGATGAATAGATATTTTATTATTTACATCATAACTAAATTCAACAATAGAATTATTTTCTATATTTTGTTTATCAGAAGTTAAAATTTCATTTTTACTATTTATTTCAACATAAGCTATTTCTACTCCCGTTTCATAATACATATTTGGCTTAAATAATGTTGGTTTATATGAAACTAAGTTATTACGCTGTTCTTTCGCAAATTTATGATCATAACGTAATCTTAACCCTCGATAAGGACCAATATCTTCCCATTGACTTGAATTATAACCTACATATAATTTTAATTCTCTATATTTTCTACCATTTTCAGTAATTATTTTTCCATATTTTACTAAGAAATCAATAGTATTTTGTTCAGGTGGTTTCCATTTGAATAATCTGTCCCATTTAACATTATCAGTAATTTGTACTGGTTTATTAGAATAATAAGAATATAATGCTAATTTAGCAGGTGTAAATATTAATCCATCAATTTCATATGGAAATGATTTATGATTAGTTAAAATTTCTTTACATTTAGATAATATACTTGTATTATCATTATTATAATAAAATTTTTTGACATTAAATTCTACATTATTAGTATTTGTAATATGGCCTTTTGAATTACTTAAATGAGATAATCTTGATTTTTCAGCACCAATTAAAGGTAAATTTGTAATATTTTTGCCTTTTACATAATACATATCAAATGCCGCATATAAATGCTTATTAGAGTTATCTATTCTTTTATTACAAGTAATATATTCACCATCTATTAAACTATTATATAATGCCGTATCAGCAGTAAGACCACTATCAATTACATTATATGTATTATTAATTAAGTAAACGTTGCCTTTATCATTAATATACATTAATAATCTTTCACCATCTGCTTTTTCAGTTACAGTATATCCTTTAAGAATACTTACAACACCATAATCATCTGGATTTTGTAAGTTTTGTTTTTCTAAAGTAATTGGTTTAGGGGCAAGTAAAGGTATTTGAGTTTTTTTATTATTATAAAGAACTTTTACATCATCTTTAATAAGTTTATAGTAATTATCTAAAATATCTTTTTGATGTTCTTTAAAAATAATCTTTGGATATAAAGTAATATAATGTAGTAAATTAATAATAGATTTAATTATATAATTAATATCTTTATTATTTACTAATATTTGAAATAAATATTCTTGTTTATTTTTTAAAATACATGATTTCTTTAATGTATCAAAATAATCATTATTAAATTTCTCTAATTTTACTATATAATATATATCATTAACCTTATCATAATATTTAATATTTTTAAATATTCTAAATTTCTTTTTAGAAGTTTTCCAATTATCTGGTTCATTCCCTAAATTTGTTATTTCATTTAAAACTAAATTAATATTGAAATCAAATGTAGTATTATCACTATCATTTAACACGTTTTTATTATTAATCCATTTATATTTTGATAACTTATTATATTGATTAGTATTACAATATTTTAGAATATTTGATATATTTGTTATTTCTAAAATGTTATTATTTTCATCTTCAACTTCTAATACTTCATCATCAATAAGTTGTTCAAATTTAGAGTTAGATAAAGAGGTAATAAAATTATTAAATTCATATTCAGTCCAATTTAGATTATTATTATTAATATTAATAATAAATTGTTTATTATCAACAATTTGAATAGCATTGTTAATAATAGTTAATAACTTCGAATCTTTATCAAATTCCATTTCTCTATTTTATATATACATATATAATTCATATATATAATCATTTTTTCTATATTATTTAATTATAACTTTTTAATAATACTATTTTATTATCTTGATACCATTTTAATAAATTAAAATAAAATATTTTATTAAATAGATAAGTATTATATTTTTTTATAGTTTTTAAATATTTTTTATTATTATATGATAAAAATTCTACTTGATATGAATGATTTTTTATTATTAAATTTTTTTTTTGCCATTCTTTATTTAAAAGTTCTTCACTATTTAATATTTCTATTGTTTCAATGTCATTGAAATAAAAAACACTTTGTTCGTAAGATTCCATTATTATCTAATACTTATTATAAAATATTTTTATATAATAATTTTGAAACATATATAAAGACTTAACTAACTATTTGTTTAGTAATTTAAATGGCATCTAAAACAGGTATAATTAATAATAAAGATTTTACTGCTGTAGTAAGAAAACTTAGAGAATTCTTTGATAAAAAAGGATTCGAAGAAGTACATACACAAAGTAGATTAAGTATTCTTGCAGCTTGTGAAGATCCAAAAACTATATCAACATATAATTATGCTGGCCAAGTATGGCCTTTGCCACAAACTGGGCAAATGTGGTTAGAGTATGAATTATTATCAAATCCTGAAGCTAAAGGATATTATTGCGTTAGTACTAGTTACAGAAACGAACCAAATCCAGTTCCAGGAAGACATGATAAAATCTTTCCTATGTTTGAATTTGAAATGAAAGGAGACATGGAAGAAATGAAGAAAATGGAAGAAGAACTTTTAGACCATTTAGGTTTCAATAAATTTTATAGTGATAAATATCCAGAAGGAGATTATGTTGATGTCGCTAATAAATATGGTGTAAAAGAATTAGAACATGAACATGAAGAAAAACTTAAACAAGAATATGGTCCTGTATTTTTCTTAAAACATTTTCCAAATTATAGCTCTCCATTCTGGAATATGAAACAAGATGATAATAGTACAGTCGACGGCGGACATGCGAAAAAAATAGATGTAATTATTAATGGTATTGAAACTATTGGAAGTGCTCAGCGTTCTACTGATACTAAAGAAATGAGAAGACAATTTTATGAAATCAGTGATGGACAATATGCTAATATATTATTTAGCAATTTTACTAAAGAACGTGTTGAAGATGAATTAAATGAATTTTTGAAATTTAACTTTTTTGAGCGTTCAGGAGGTGGTATAGGTATAACAAGACTTATTAAAGTAATGAAAGAATCTAATTTAATTTAGAATATCTTTTGAAAGTCTAAATAAAATAATTTCTCTTTTTCTAATATTATTTTTTCTTAAACATCTATTTACTAAATAATTAATGTTATTAAAAGTGTCATCACAAAAATAATTTAATATTGCTTTAGGAACAGTAAAATCTATATATTTATATTCTAATAATTTGTAAGCAATAAATTGTTTATCTATATATTTTATTTTTTCATTTACTTTATGATAATCCTTTATATCATCCAATAAATTTTTATCTACTTTATAAACTATTAAACTATATATATATTCTACTAAATCTTCTGGAAAATCATCAGGTATTATCATTATATTTATCTAATATTATTATTTTTCAACAGTGATGACATATCCCATTCGGTCCCATTGGTCCTTGTCTACCTGTATCTCCCTTTCTGCCTTTTGGTATTTTAATTATAAATTCAGTTTCATTAGGTTGTAATATATAATTTTCTGGATATTTACCTAATATTTCACCTGTTTCCTTATCAACAAATTTCATATAAGGTATTTTACAATCACAACTATCACCATCTCTTCCAGGTATTCCTCTTTCTCCTCTTTCTCCACGCATACCAGTATATCCTTGAATACCTAGTGGACCTTGTGGACCTTCAGGACCAGGAGGGCCTGTAGGACCAAGAAGTAATACTTCTTTACGGATAGGTTCTAATTCAAATAATTCATAAATAGTATAATTACAAAAGCATATAGTTATTAATATAATAATTATTATTAATAATATTATAAAAATATAATTTTTCATCTTAATTATTTGTATTATTTTTTTTCAGATATCATAAAACCAAATGGTGTATCTAATATATAATGAGGATAATCATCCAAATTTATAAAATCTATATCATTATAGGCTAATATAATATCATTTATAATAATATTATTATAATTCTCATAATAATAAATTGTTTTTGTATTATTTTTAAATTCTATAATAATTTTATTATCAATTAATTTATTATAATAAATAGCATCAATAAAATTATTTAATAATAATAAATTATCAAAGCTAATAGCTCTTATTAAATTTTTATTATTATTTACACGAGGTCTATATAAAGTATCTAAATAATTATTTGTATGAACTACTCTTCTTGATATATTACTATTTTGTAAATTTAATTTTACACCACTTTTTCTATAACTATTAGTTAAATATAAATTACTAAAACAAACTGTATTATAAATATATATTAATAAAAATAGAAATATTTTTTTCATAAGTATATATATATAATATATTTAATTTTATATAAAAATAATTTAATTTGAATAAGCTAAACCACCCATACCTGATAATATTCTTAATACATTATAATTTACAGCAAATACACTTATCATTCCTGTTACTGATGAAGCCACCTGTAAATGTGCTGTATCTATTCTAGACATATTTAAAGTTCCTGATGGTTGATGTTCTTCGGGTTTTAAAGCAAATGAATAAACATTGATACCCATATTATATAATCCTGGTGTGTTTTCGTGATGTTGATATGGTTGTATTACAGAGAAATAATTACCAGGTCTTTCACTAAATCTATCAGCGCCATTTAATTGTATTCTCGCCAATGTTACAGGATTATCTACATCTACAACACCACTACTTAATACATCATCTACATCGTTTAATTTATTATATAATTCATTCTCGGGTTTATTAGTAAAATTATTCCAATATGGTTTATATGTAGTAACACTTTGTGTATCTTGATCAGGTTTAATTACCCAAAAAAGTTCTTTACAAGGATGATTGAAATTAATTTTTACCGATCTCATAGTTTCAGAACCACCAGCTGTTATTTTTTCAGAACCAGTGAATTGTAATTGTTCTATTAAATATTCATGTGATAATTGAGCAAATCTTCTTCTTTCATCAGTATCTAAAAATATATAATCTATCCACATTTCAGCATCTTCTAAAACTATATTTGTTGATTTATGACTATCATTAGCGTGTGCAGCATCTACTTTCGCATCTGTTATTACATCATAACAATAATTCTCAGAATTAGTATCTAGTAATTCATTTTTTGTACAAAATTCCATACTTATTTTAACTTCATGATATTGTAAAGCTATCAATGGCAACGCTAAACCTACATTTCTACAAAACCAAAATTCTAATGGAACATATATTATTTTTTCATCGTTTGCTTTAATTATTGTAGAAGAGTTTCTTTTATTTCCCCCTACCATTTTATGATAACCTTCCCGTTTTCCCACAGGCATTGATAATTCATTCCAAATATACATCCATTCTGAATAATGTTTGTCAATTGTTTGACTACCAATTTGTAGCAAAACATTTTTAATTAATCGTAGGCCATAATAAGGTACTAAAGCTGCAGATTTTGCATCATCGTTATTTTTGATTTTACCTTTGAAATAAATACGATTAATTAAATCACCATTTCTTGTTATTTGAACGTTAACACTTGTAGAACCTATATTTGTTGAACCATTAAAAGTTTGTTCAATTGATTCAATCGCAAAATTTGTATGACGTCTATAAACAACTTTAAAAAATGTTATTTGCGGATTACCAGTTAAATAAACATCTTGAGCACCATACGCAACTAATTGTAAAAGACCACCTGGCATTTATAATATCTTATACTATACTTGGAGAAAAAAATAAAAGATTTATACACTTCTTTCTAATTACTATAAGCAATACCACCCATACCTGATAATATACGCAATACATTATAATTAACAGCATACACACATATAGATGCGGTTGATTCTGTTATACCATTTGAATATTTTAAGCTTAATGTTGAAGTATCAATTCTTGACATATTTAAAGTTCCTGATGGTTGATGTTCTTCCGGTTTTAAAGCAAATGAATAAACATTGATACCAGTATTATATGGTATATTTTCGTGATGTTGATATGGTTGTATTAAATTGAAATATAAACCATCACGTTCACTAAATCTATCATTGCCATTTAATATTAATTTACAATTAGATACATTATTTTGAGCAGCACTATTTGGACCAATTAATGTTTTTAAACTTTCATAATTATCAATACTTACTATTTGAGTATTTTTATCGGTATAATTAAACCAATTTGTATTATTGGTATTTTCTTTTTTAACAACCCATATTAATTCTTTTACAGGGTGATTTAAATTTAATCTAATTTTAGCATCAGCATTTTCTTTTCCAGTAAATTGTAACTGTTCTATTAAATATTCATGAGAAGATTGAGCAAATTTTCTTCTTTCATCAGTATCTAAATAAATATAATCTACCCATAAACTCGCTTGTAAATCAAGACTTCCTGTTGTTAAATCTGATAATCTTTTACATAAAGAATATTCTTCAAAATGTATATTAATCTTAACTTCGTGATATTGTAGGGCAATTAAAGGTAATGCTAAACCTACATTTCTACAAAACCAGAATTCTAATGGTACATATAATGTACTTAAGGTGTCGTCATCAGAACCAGCAGTACCATCATTATAATGTGTACCAACTTGTAAAATATCTGAAAATTGTACAATGTTATTATCCGTAACAGCAATAACGTCAACAGGAGTTTCAACTCCTCCATTAATAGTATATGCTGCTCCATTTTCAGTAAATATAGTATTTTGCATATCAACACTTAATGTTAAATTATTAGTAATTGAAGATGTTGCTTCTTTTATTTCAGTAACTTGAACAATTGCTTTACCTTCAGTTTCTGATGGTTTTTTTAGATTAAATATTATTAAAACTTTACCACCTGATTCTAATTCGAGATTTACTGATATATTTTTAGTTATACCAGTTATATTTAATTTTTCAGTTAAATGTTTACCTAATTCATCTTTTGAAATTAAAAAGGAATTTGCTTTTTTGCTACCTTTTCCACCCACCATTTTGAAATAACCTTCTTTTTTAGAATATGGTAAAGATAATTCATTCCATATATACATCCAATCAGCATAATGCTTATCTATTTTTTGACCTCCAATCTCTACTTCAGCTGTTTTAATAACTCTTAAACCGAAATAAGGACATAAATTTGTATCATTTGTTTTTATTTCTAAATAACTTCTTGATATTAAATCACCATTACGTGCTATAGTGCTTGTAACTCTGCCACCATAAGCTACAGCACCATTAAAAGTTTGTTGTATAGATTCTAAAGCAAAGTTAGTGTGTCTTCTATAAACAACTTTAAAAAAGGTAATTTGAGGATTACCCGTTAAATAAACATCTTGAGCACCATAGGCAACTAATTGTAAAAGACCTCCACCCATAATACTTAATATCTATTAAAATAAAAGAAAAAAAATAATAATTATATAACCTAATTAGAGTAAGCGATACCACCCATACCAGATAATATACGTAAAACGTTGTAATTTACAGCGAATACCGATATTTCTGATGGTTTATCATTATTAGTTGCAGTATTATAAGTTAAGTCTAAAGTAGCAGTATCTATTCTAGACATATTTAAAGTTCCCGATGGTTGATGTTCTTCGGGTTTTAATGCGAATGAATAAACATTGATACCACGGTTATTAGGTACATTTTCGTGATGTTGGAAAGGTTGTACTAAATTGAAATAATCGCCATCTCTGGAATAAAATCTGTCATTACCATTTAATATTAATTTAGCAGTTTTAACACAATTTTCAGCAGCAGAACTTGGCCCTAATTCTCCCGCTACTGTTTTATAAGTTTCATTCGCCTGACCAGAAGTAACTAAAGTTATATCAGTACAGTAATTGAACCAATTGTCGTTGTTGGTATCACTCATTTTCCCTACCCAAACTAATTCTTTAACAGGATGATTAAAATTTAATTTAATTTTAGTTGAGGCAGTTTCTTTACCAGTAAATTGTAATTGTTCTATTAAATATTCGTGAGAAGATTGAGCAAATTTACGTCTTTCATCAGTGTCTAAATAAATATAATCTACCCATAATTCAGCATTTAATCCTCCAGATAAGATAGTCTCAACTTTGCCACATTCACTGCCTTCAGCAAATTCAATAACAACTTTTACTTCATGATATTGTAAAGCGATTAAAGGTAATGCTAAACCAATATTTCTACAGAACCAAAATTCTAATGGTACATACATTTTATCTACAGAATCACCTGATCCTCCAACCATTTTATAATAACCTTCTTTTTTACCCGCAGGTAAAGATAATTCATTCCAGATATACATCCAATCAGAATAATGTTTATCTATTCTTTGACCTCCAATTTCTACTTCTGCTGATTTAATAAGACGTAACCCTAAATAAGGAACAGCGTCATCAAAAGTAGCACTACCACTGTTACTCATAACTAAATAAGCTCTTGAGATTAAATCACCATTTCTTGATATAGTAGCGGTTACACGTTGACCGAAATCTGGGTTACCATTAAAAGTTTGTTGTATAGATTCTAAAGCGAAGTTAGTGTGTCTTCTATAAACAACTTTGAAAAAGGTAATTTGTGGATTACCAGTTAAATAAACATCTTGAGCACCATATGCAACTAATTGTAAAAGACCTCCTCCCATTATATACTATATATCTAATTATAACAAAGAAAAAATAAATTTATATATTTTAACATAATACAACTTAATTAGAGTAAGCGATACCACCCATACCGGATAATATACGTAAAACGTTGTAATTAACAGCAAATACAGATAGTAATTCAGGCTGTGTATCAAATACTAAGTCTAAAGTAGCAGTATCTATTCTAGACATATTTAAAGTTCCTGATGGTTGATGTTCTTCGGGTTTTAATGCGAATGAATAAACATTGATGCCGCGATTATTAGGTACATTTTCATGATGTTGGAAGGGTTGTACTAAATTGAAATAATCTCCATCTCTAGCATAAAATCTGTCATTGCCATTTAATATTAATTTAGCTGATGTAACAAAATTGCTTTTACCACTATTGGGTCCTAATAAATCCGCCATAGTTGAGTAGTAATTTTTTGTAGCATCATCTGGTACAGATAAATCATCTTTAGAATAATTAAACCACTGTTTGTTGGGGGTGGTGCGTCCAGTAGATTTATGTGCGACCCAGACTAATTCTTTTACAGGATGATTGAAATTTAATTTAACTTTCGCTTGTGTTCCACTTACAGATTCTTTACCAGTAAATTGTAATTGTTCAATTAAATATTCGTGTGAAGATTGAGCGAATTTACGTCTTTCATCGGTATCTAAATAAATATAATCTACCCATAATTCTGCTGTTAAGTTTGATACTTTGTTACTAGTATCTACCGAACAATTACTATCACTTTCAAATTCAATAACAACTTTTACTTCATGATATTGTAAAGCAATTAAAGGTAATGCTAAACCAATATTTCTGCAGAACCAAAATTCTAATGGTACATACATTTTATCTACGGCACCACCTACGCCACCAACCATTTTATAATAACCTTCTTTTTTTCCTACTGGTAAAGATAATTCATTCCAAATATACATCCAATCAGAATAATGTTTATCTATTTTTTGTCCTCCAATTTCTATTTCGGCATTTTTGATAGCACGTAAGCCTAAATAAGGAACGGCTTTATATGTACCATCACTTGTACATTCCATAACTAAATAAGCTCTTGAGATTAAATCACCATTTCTTGATATAGTAGCGGTTACACGTTGACCGAAATTTACGGAACCGTTAAAAGTTTGTTGTATAGATTCTAAAGCGAAATTAGTGTGTCTTCTATAAACAACTTTGAAAAAGGTAATTTGTGGATTACCAGTTAAATAAACATCTTGAGCACCATATGCAACTAATTGTAAAAGACCTCCTCCCATTATATACTATATATCTAATT